TCAATCTGTGCATTAACAATACCATCGCTATTTAGTAATGTCTTAATCTCTGCTGCTGTCTGATCGTCAGTTGCTCCACTCTGTATGCCGTCTAATTTAGTTCCGTCAGCAGATAAGTCTCTGCCATCCACTGTCTGAGTACCAGAGAAAGTAATATTACCCGTCATCTGCCCACCAGCGAGAGGGAGTTTGGTTGCTATTGAGTTGGTGACAGTTGTTGCAAAATTCGGGTCTGATCCTAGTGCATCACTAAGTTCTTTTAATGTATCTAAAGTGCTAGGTGCTGAATTAACTAAATTAGATATTGCTGTATCTGTATAAGCTGTTGTTGCAACTTTTGTAGAGTTATCACTTGCTGATTGGGTCGTTGCTGTCACTCCATCAGTCAAGACACCAGAACTGGAAGTCAAGCCACCAAATAAAGTATTTCTTGCTGCAATATCTACCCCATCAACTGTTCCTGTAACTGTGATATTGCCTGTTATATCGAGTCCTGATTGGCAATCTAAATTACCAGTAAAAATTGCTTGAGAAGTGTCTACATCAATACTAAAAAGGCTTGAGGCATCACTTGATTTTTCAAATCGTAATTGATTTGTACCAGTTCTAAAAGTTAAATCAATAGATGTTGATGTTCCTCCAGAATCTAAAAACCTTAAAAAATTTGGCCCAGAACCTTTAATTTGAATTGATGGATTTGTTTGATCTGAAGTTACATCTATTGTTCCAGTTGTAGATATATCTTGATCGGATAATAAACTTAAGATCTCACTAGCAGTCTGATCTGCTGTCGCACCTGTCTCAATACCATCTAATTTTGTACCATCAGCAGCTACGTCACGACCATCAATACTACCTGTGCAGCTTATATCACCTGTTACGTCAAGACCAGCACCAACATCTAAATTACCTGTTACATCAACGTGTCCATCTGTATTTACAACTAATCTATCTGCATTACTATTAGTTTCATCTACTATCTTAAAGACACCATTATTAACTATTAGCTTATAATCAGGATTAGCATCATTTTCAGTAAAACGAAGAGCAGGACTTGCATCTAGTATAGTTATATCTCCAGAACCAAAAGTTCCTGTAGTAACTACGTTTTGAGAGCCAAAGTCAGGATTGATTTTTGTACCTGCAATGGCAGCACTGGCACTAACATCAGAGTTGACAATAGTAAGATCAGGAATATTAGCACTACTAATTGTGATACCTGTAGGTAACGCTCCAGTTGCAAGTTTTGACAAGCCAATCGCAGCACTAGCATTTATATCCGCATCTACTATCGTTCCATCTAATATCTTCGCACTTGTTATAGCATTATTATTTATACTGATCGCTGTACCATTATTTAATACCGTTACATCACCTTTATCACCATCAGAAAACGCTGGACCTTGTGGCCCTGCTGTTTTGACAGTAACAACACTAGTCTCTCCGTTTACGGTGACTGTATTTTTTGTTGTTGTAACATTAACTGAAGTCATGATGTGTATCCTTCGCTTACAAATATAGTACCTTCTAAATAATATTCTTTTAATCCTGATGGATCAATTAGTAAAACATCGTATTTTAAAACATCAGGACTAAATGTTGCTGTCTGTGTATCTGTTAATGCTATAGAAACAGAACCAGCAGAACGATCAGTATAAGTAGTTGTGAAATCTGCAAATTTTGTGGTACGTGTTTCTTCCCACACCTGTGCTTCTACTGTATAACCAGTTAAGTTTATAGCTGCGTTATTGCCATCTTTAAATAATAAGGGGATACTATGATCTGACCTACGTTGTAACGTAAAGTTATAGATACCAGGTTGAATTGCCATTAGTTGTAAGGTGAACTACCTAAAATATCTGTCTTCCATTGTGCTTTCAAAGCATCTGTATCACTAGCAGCACCTATATCAGAATCAGCAGGAGCATCTCTTAATGCCTGTTTTTTAGCAACAATGTCTGTAGTAGAAGCACCTGTTTCTAATGCTTTTTGAAATTCGATATCAAGTTCTTTAAATTTTCCTTCTCTAGCAGCACGAATGTTAGTTTTATGAATCTCTTTGGCTTTTGCCATATCAATACCAAATCCCATAATTTACTCCGTATAAGTCCAAGCATTTCTGAAACTCCTATCAGTAGGAATAACAGACTTATCTACAATATAAGATGTTTTGCCAGAAGGTACATCTTTATCTCTAATTTGTTCAACAGTTAAGTTGCAATTATCTGCTGGTATAACAATTGCGACCGATCCATCATCTTGTGTATAAATAATTCTTTTATCTGAATTAGCCATAAGTTTTTTCTTAAGTATAACCTAACAGTAATTAGTCAGCAAAGATAACAACACTTGTTTGTGAAGGATCTGTATGTGTTGCTCCACCTACATTTAAACCAGAAGTTCTAATATTAATATTGTTATTATTTTTTGTACGCATTGTGCAATGACCAGGGAAATTATGACCATTTCCAGCACTTCCCAAAAAACAATAATGAGCATTAGGAAAAGAAATAGAAAAAGTAACATCATAATTACCTGTCCCATTATCAGTTATAGAAGAGACATTAAAAGAATCTCTAATAGCTACAGTACCCTGTCCATTAAAATCTACCCATGCCTTTGCTCTTCCTTGTGCTACCTGTTCAGGTGTTGAATTATTAGCACCGTTAATATCCTGTAAGTTGTTAACTTTTAATGTTGACATAATTAGACGTTTAGTTTGTAACCAAAAAATGAACAGAAAGAAGGACTAAAAACCTCATTTCCAGTACCCGAATCTTCTACAAAAGCCTCCACAAAATCACCAACGGATAAATCAAAAACATTACTTAAGTTTGCACTTGTTATTTCAGAATTATTACTGTTGAATTGATTTGTAATTATTTGTGCTGTGTTATTTATTCTTATTTCAAATGTTAAATAATTACCAGAATTTAAAGTTGCTATACCAACATTCGCACCAATAAAATATTTACCTGCTTCACCCGAAGGAATTGTAAATCTATAATTACTTGTACTATATGCACTATTAGTATCAAAGGTTTCTGTTTCGTAGGGAACTTTTGTTAATAGTTGTGGTGTTAATACATAAGCAGGGTTAACAATCTTTGCTGCAAAAGCAGGTCTGTTTGGTGTATAACCTGTTATTGTTCCATTACCGTCTACTGAAATAGGCATAATTAATCTCCAAAAACAGCGCAGTAATACTTTCCTAAATCAGCTAAACCACCTGATGACTGATTAACTTCTACTCTAAAACTAGTAGTGGTTATGTCACCTTCTTTAACAAACCAAAATTTTGATGGGTTAGTTCTTTGATCTTGTGCGTGTGCGCCTACTACGCAATAATCTACGCTACTCATAGCCGTAGTAAAAGTAAATGTCATTTGTCCAGTCCCATGATCTGTCATGCTAGAAAAACCAAAATCACTAAGAATAGTAGCACTAGCTCCTTCAGATTTTATCCAAGCCCTAGCAAGTTGCCCTTTTTCTACACCTGATGAATTTTGAAAAACAGGAGCAGATGAACCTAAGCTTTTTATTGTGCCTACATTAAGAGTACTCATCTAAACCACGCTCCAAGTTTCACCAGAACCAATAGTGACTACTACGCCTGATTGTATAGTAATTGGTCCAAAACTTCCAGCATTTTTTCCGTTTGAAATTGTATAACTTTGAGTTACTGTTTGGTCATTTTCCCAGAAAACTTCATTATTTCCGCCTCCTTGTGCTCCAGCACCAGCTTCTCCCCAACTTAAATTACCTGAGCCATCAGAAATTAAAGCATAACCAGCAACAGTAGTATCTGCATTTGGTAAAGTAAGAACAAAACTTGTAGAGATTGTAGCTGGTGACTGTAAACCTATATAATGCGAACTATCTGTATCAGCAAATCTAAGGTCATTTCTTGCTTGTAAAGTTATACCATTACTATCCATTATTAATCTTTCTGTACCACTAGAAGAAAATCCCATCACATTGGCAGATTTTCTAAATAAACCTAAGTCTGTATCTGTATCAAAAGAAAGTGCAGGTGCAGAAGCACTATTTGAATCATCAATTAAAAGCTGACCCGTCATAGTACCACCGCTAACAGGTAATAAACCTAAATTTGCTGTATTGATATTGCCTATGTCAGTGAATCCATTATTAGCAGAGTTTCTTATTTTAAGTGTGTTTGTGGTTGTATTTAAAAAAGGCATACCTGCAACACATTGACTTGCTGCTAAATCAGTTGATTTAGAGTTACTAGATTGTATTGCAGCAAAAACCGAGTTTAAATCAATCCTGACATTTGCCCCAGAGTTATTTTCAATGTTGTAATTAACTACATCAGCCATAATTAATTAATAATTACTTTCATGTTAACCTCCTTTACCAAAGCCAGCAGCACTGTAAGTAAAGTTCCTATCAATACTAGCATTACTTGAGTTTTTGAAGTGAACTGTAAACCCAGTTCCAGATATACTACTAAGTTCAAAATAATCTCCTGTTGCCATGTTCTGAGGAGAAATATTAACAGAAGGTAAGAAATTATTTAAATTACCGAGTGCAGACGTTCCAACAAAAAATGGTGATGCAAATGTAACGGCCTTTGCACCTGCTCCAGATGCTATAACACCAGATTGTTCTGTTCTATTAGCAATAGTGGCTGTATAACCAAGTTGTTGTAAATTCATATTTTGTGCAACGTCTTCTGTCGATAAAGTAGCTCTAAACTGAAACCCTCTACCTCTGTATGTGCCATTAGCAAAGGTATTAAAGTTTGTATATGTAGGAGAACTATTTGGATTATCAGTAGTGGTACGAACAGCTAATGTCGCATTTGCTTGGTTCGCTAATGCCCCATCAAAATCTTCCCAAGTGTCAATTAATTCTGTACGATCATCTATCAAATTTGAGCTATAAAAACCCGTCCCTCTAAAAAATCTAGTTACTGTTAGTGAAAAGATTGCACCTAAATCTAAAGTATCAACAAAATCATATGTCCCTGTAGCATTAGAGGTTGGATTTATAAGTTTTAACCCACCTAATGTCGAATCAAAGACAACATTAGTTTTTGTTCCATTAAAAGGTGTTGAATCTGTATCTTCTCTATCTGTTTTTACAGTAATCGAATCAAAAATTTCTGGAAGAGTTAATACAACAGTTGCAGTACCGCTACTAAACCTACCTCCATCATCTTGAAACTTAACAAGATAAGTTCCTGCTAATGCTGGACAAGTTTTATCAGTTGACGTTCCAGAAACAGCTTCTACAATATCTTGACCAGCTTGGAAGGTGGCACTAACACCTGTTTGGTCTGTATGCCTTATATAAACTCGACCACCGTGTAGAACGTCTACAGCAGTACTTTGTGTCCATCTTAAACGTACAAAATGCTGATCAACGGGTTCTAATGTAAGATTCTGAACATCATCAGGCAGAGCAGTCTTACCCTCAGCATCAAATGTTGTAGTTGTTGCTTCAGGTGATAATTTTAAAGAAGAATTATATGAATAGACTTCAATAGTGTATGTACCTTTTTGCGTATCTAAAATTTCAAAATCAGGACTAAACGTAACTACCCCGATAAAATTACCATCATCTAATTTGTAATTTACAAGATACTGAGTTACTCCAGCAACTGCTTGCCAACTAATAATTAATTTACTTCTAGCGATAGAGTTTATAACAACTGTTTTTTCAGAAACAGTTAAGTTACTTGGAGGTGGAGCATCTTGATTAAATAAAGATACAGTTCTTACAGGTAGAACAAAAGAAGAATCTTCGATAAAATTATATTTACCTTCAACATAAGATAAAGCTGTAATTACATAGTTAATATCATCCTGTTCTTCTACTTGAATTACTCTAAATAATTGAGTTTGTAAGGTAGTACTAGAGATTAAATAAGGAGCATTTACATTTGGTGCAGAAGAGAAAGCAGAATTTACTGTCAAAACTGCTCCTGTTATATCAGTAATAGTTTTTTGTTCTACTGTTCCATCAGACAGAATCACACTAATAGTTGGAGAGTCATTTAAAGAAGGTAATGTAGTTTGTGCTTCTGCATCAATTGTAATAGCAGTAGTAGTTGCAGATACAACCCGCCCACCTCTTCTAGCTCCTGCTCTTACTGGATCGTTTATTTCAATAACAGACCCAGGTCTCACAGCAATCCCAGCATCTATTGATGTAGAGAACGTAACAACCTCAGATTCATTTTCTTCTGCAAATAAAATTGCACGACCTAAACGAGCAGCCTGTGATCTACTCGTACAAGCAAAAGCTTTTACCTGTTTAACAACATGACCTAATTTATTTAATCTTGCATTATCGGCTGCACTTCCACTATCACCTATCACCTCATAATCAATTTCAGCAGAATCCATATTGAAATATGCTACTGAGATAATTGAGTGCCTTTGTTTAAGACTACTACCAGAATAAGAAAACCCACCTTCACCTACATTTGCCAAGTTAAATAAATAACTAGCTGTTGTTGGTTTGTCTTGGGTAATTGTAATCGTACCAGCAGACCAAATAGGCATACACCTCATTACACCTGCTAATTCGTTTATTGCATTAAAAGCTTCAGCAGGACTTTGTATATTGATATTGCAACTAAATCTTGCTTCAGTTGCTCCTGAACCAGTATTGTCATCAATTAATTCATTGGCATATTTACTGGCAGCAACAAAACTAAATAAATCTAAATTAGTATCTGTTATATGATCTCCAAAACCAAATCTTTCAGAGGTTAGAAGATCCAGTAACACCATTGCAGGGCAATTTGTATAAACAGCAGCCCCCATAACTCCATTAAATATATAACCGTTTGGGTAGATTATTCTGCCAGTGGCATTATCAACAGTGGGAGTACCAGAGTTTGAAGCACCCACGCCTGGAATCCTTACTTTTATTCCTCTTATCCTAAATTTTCTATTTGGAACAGAACTAAACTGAGCACTGTCAAACCTTAAATTTACATAAGCACTATTTGGATAAGTAGAGGTTACATCAAAAATTTCAGTAAAGTTTGTAAATTGAAAAGCATTTACCTGTTGTGCATTTGTGCTGTCTGCTGTTACTCTTACAACTCTTATGTCAACAGGAAAATCACCAGTTAAATTTATCCGATGGTCTTTTTGATAAGCATCTGCTGTTCTACCACTAACACTAGAAGATATAACATCCGTAAATCCACCGCCATTATATTGAATTTGTATTTTATAGTCTACTTTCATACCTCTTACATCACCATCATCTTCAAACTTTTGAATTTGAGGCCAAGTTAAAGTTACCTTTACCGCATCTGGATTATTTGCACTATTAGCGATTTGTCTAGTAACAGGACTTGCAACTGTTACTGTCACTCCTACGTTTGTAGGAGATGAAACTGAAGCAGGGATTCCTGGTATTACTGTTTGATTTGACGTTCCAAATCTAGTATTTACCTGTACATCTTGAAAGTTAAAATCAGTTGTCTGTGGACTTGTATTACTGGCATTAGCATTAAGAATAGGAGTATCGTTTAAAAATATATCTTTTAAAGTTGCGTTATTGTAAGCTGCTGTACCTTTTGTAAGCCCTGCTTTAGAAGCAGTAGCAAACCCCTCAATTTCGCCTTCAGAAATTAAATCCTGTACAGTAGCAAATTGTCTACTATGTAAAGTATCTGGAGCACGATAAGGAGGAGGAGGAGATTTGGGTTTTCCACCACCAGCACCTTTAATAATTTTTGGATTACTTGTCATGCTTGTATCTGTTCAGTATCTATGGCTGCTGATATTACGACTGAACCTGTAAATATCTCACCATAAACTATTGGAACGGGAGTACCTGCTCTTGATGTATTTTGTATTCCAGAGAAATTAAAAGATAATCGTGGATCTTCTGGAGAGTTAAATTCTTGTGGTTTTGGCAAGGGGAATAACATTTCACTTACTCCATTAAGAACTAAAGAAGCTCCAATAGCACTAACAGCAGTGCCTACACCCGTCAAAAAACCTCCAGTAACAGCTTTCCCTGCTCCAAACAAACCAGTAGTTCCAAACATTCCAGCACCAGGAAATAAAAATGAAGCTCCTATTAATAATCCACCTAATAAAAATTTTCCAGTGTTTCCACCTGCGCCACTAACAACTGGAATAAAATGTATATCTTCTTGTCCTATCGGGTACGCTAGTTCATTCTTATCAATATCATAATTACCAACTCTTACTTGATAATACCTAGGACTCATAAAATGCTCTACTTCTGGAAAATTATGCACTAAAAAACTTACTGCTTTCGCAACTGTATCTACTTGCACTTCGAACTCTTTATGTCCGACAAACTTAGCTAACTCTCCGTATAGTTTTACTTTACGAAGCATAACGTAACCTCTTTCCTGTACATTTTAGCAACCATTCAGAGTAAGGCTCTCTACAAGATAGTCTATCTGTTAAATGATGTAAAACATCTCCATCTAAAAAAATTGCTACATGATTTAGACCATTACCTAAAATTGACATAAATAACAAATCACCATTTTCTAACTTTTCCTCTCTTCGTAATTGTCTAAAACCAGTTCTCCAAGCACACCTTTCAAACATAGGATCTTTTAAAAATTCTTCTGGTGTCAAAGGTCGTTCCCAATCTCTTAACAGAATACCTCTTTCTTCCTTATACCAATCTCTAACTAAACTCCAACAGTCAGTTATACCCCAAACCCATTGCCTTCCTAATATTGGTGCTTTATATCCTGATGGTTCTAAATATCCCCACTGCTCTGTCTTGGGATTAACAATATGCCACGGAAGTCCACTTTGTTCACAACTAATCTTATCTGCCTGACTTGCAATCGGAGGAGTTACAGGATGGCTATGGACTACAGCCACAATCTCACCTGTCTTATCTGCCTTTACATAATCTTCTGGATCTAAGATAAAACATTGATGATCTGTTAAGGCAAGATTACGACAAGGGTAATATCGTTCTTTACCTTTAATATTTAACAAAAGACCAACTGCTTCTTTAGGATCTTCACGTTGAGCATGAAGTAATGCTTTATATTTCCAACTCATTGCGTAAACGTACCAATCGCAGGAAAATCCCTCCTTGTGCATTGTCTTTTAGGACAACGGATACCAACAAGATCAAAAACAGATGCTAATTCAAACTTTACTATTTCTCTTGTTTCAGATGCTTTTCTATCAATGACATAGATTTCTTTAGGAAACTCTGCTGTGGGATCAGCAGTTGCATTTGTATTATTAGAAAAATTGACCGCATCAATAAATTTAGCTAATGTTCTTATTCTGGTAACAGTAGCTCCTGTTAAATCATTTCCAACAGTTGTTTGGTTAACAGATAAAAGTATTGAAGATATCAAACCAGTAGCATTACTGATTGTTAAACTAGGTCTAGGTAATTGACCTTTTTGAAAAGCAAAACCTTCTGCCTTTATTGGAAATCTAAGATAAGAATTACCAGCCCAAACTATTTGACCATTTGCACTATTGCTACCAGCATGAAAACGATAAATAGTATTTGCACCATGTAAAGCTGTTGATAATTGAAGTGTAAATAATTCAATAATCGCTGATGGATTAATAGATTGTAAATCACTAAATACTGCTGTGTTTACTGACATTACGATGATGGTTCAAATACCTGTATAAAAGTAGCAGTTATTGTAGCTCTAGTTGGAAACTGCATATTTTTATTCCACTTTGGACACTTAAATTGCATAGCACTAGATTCATTTGGTGGAGTGTATGTAAAACTTGCACCATCTTCTGCCCTAGCATCTAAAAAAGTTTCGATTGTATCACTGTCTGTCTCACTCAGATTTTTCCAAGACAAGGTAAAAGTTTTTGGATTTTGATGCAACCCAAAAATTATGCGGTGTTCATATCCATCTTCAAATTTTATAGTTCTAATATTTGGACTTGAACTTTTTCTTACAGGAAAACTAGGTTCTATAGATGGAAAAACTGCCATTATGCTAATAAACCTCCTGGCCTTTGTTGCTCTATTAATTCAGATTGTATCGCAACAGATATTAAACGACCAAGTTCTCTGCCTTGTTGTTCATCACCTTCTACAGATGAGCCTGACGCATCTACATTTACAACTATATTACTTGCACCTCCTCCTTGTGCAATAACTCCAAGTTTTCCACCTCTACCTCTTTGCAATGGGAGTATAGCTTCAGGCCCAGCTTCCCCTGCTAACGCTGCTCCGTTAGCTAATGGAAATAATTGAGGACGCTCAATTAATCCTCCTTTTGCATATGGCACAATCTTATTATTTGCCATTATTCCACCTTTCGCAAATTTAACATTTGGTAAATTATCTAATAATCCTTCTGGGGCAGAAAAAGAACTTGGGAGATTTGTTAAAAAGCTAGACGATCCAAGAGAAGGTTTTGGATTAAATAAATTTCCTAAACCACCTGTTAAGGGTCTAATTATTTGTGATCTAATAAATATTCTTGTAATATCAGCTATTATTGATTGTGCAAGTTTTTTAAAATTTAATGATCCTGTTTGTACAAATTCAACAAGTGCATCTTCTAATTTTTTAAATGTTCTAACAAAAGAATTTGCTATATCTTGATTTACTTGTTTTACTGAATCTCTATATTTATCTAAAATTTCCTTTGCTTTCTTTGTGTCTTCTTGAGCAGCCTGTTCCATAGGACTTTGGAAATTTGTTAATCCATCTCCTTCTTGTGCAAAAGCATTTGGCAATGTATTTAAATCAAGTCTTGACACACCAAAATTAGACAAATCAAAATTAAAATCTTTACTTGTTGTCAGTGTTAAGAGATTTGAAAATTCTTTCATATTTTTGTTTCTTTCTTGTATCGCTTTTATTTCTTCTTTAATTACCTTAATTCTTTCTCGATCTCTTTCTTTTATTTCTTCACTAGCAAATATTTCCATAGCTTCTCTAATTAAACTGATACCTGTTGGATCACTTACTGCATCTAGCACATCTGAAAAACCAAACTTAGCCGCACCTTTTTCTAACCTTTTTAATTCTCTTTGTAAATTCTCAAGTTCAAATTCCTCTCCAAGTTTAAAGAATTCTTTAAAAGCCTTCACTAATCTATTAATATTATCTAAAGCTACTTCTGTCATTTGCTGTATTTCAGCACCTAATGGTTGCAAAAGATCACCAACATTTTTCTTTAATTCTTCAAATGTTACCCTCATTCTTGCACCAGCTTCAGCAGAACTCGAAGCCATTTCTAAAGCTGCATCCCTATGGTC